GAATTTGAAAGTAATGCAGCAGCACAACCTGTAGGTTCTGGTTCTTCTATTTATTTCTTAACTAAAAAAGGTTCTTTCGCAGGTATAAGAGAATATATTATTGCAGGTAATCAACAAATCCAAGATGCTGCAAACACAACTATTCATGTACCAAGACTAATACCAAGTGGTATTTTTAAGATGGCAGTATCAAACAACCAAGATATTCTTGTTTTGCTAGGTACAGAAAATCCAAACAAGTTATATGTAAATAGATGGCTATATGGTGAAGGGTTTAGTAAAGCATTAAACGCTTGGTTTACATACACAATAAATAGTAATAGGTCTATTTTAAATATTGATTTTATTGGTACTGATTTAATAATGGTTATCGAAGAAGCTAATGGTGTAACTTTAGAAAAGATACCATTTGAGACTAGCTTTAGAGAACCTAATGCAGAATTTGAATATCATCTAGACCATAAGGTAACTGAAGCAACTACAGGAGTATCAGTATCTTATAGCTCTGGTACTGGTCTATCTACTTTTACAGTTCCATATAGACTTAGAGCAAATATGAATATTGTTGGTAGATATTTAGGTAGTGGAGAAACAAGCACATTTGTAGATGCTCAAAGCAATACAAAAACTCTTGTATCAGGACAAGCACTTACAACTACTAATGCTACTGATGGTTCTACTTCTACAATCACAGCAACAGGTGATTATAGAAATAGTAAATTTATTATTGGTGAACCTTATGAAATGCACTATAGATTTAGTCAACAAAGACTAACACAAAGCGGTGGCGGTGCTACTGAACTTATAAGTGGTCGATTACAAATACATCATTTTTATATTAAGTATGAAGATTCTGGTTTCTTTCAAGTAGAAGTGACACCTGAGAATAGAGATACATCTTTGCATAAATTTACTGGTCGCTTGCTTGGTGCTGCTTCTGCTTCTATCGGTCAAATTAATTTAGATACAGGTACATTTAAAGTGCCAATTATGAGTAAGTCAGATAGAGTAGATATAGATGTAAAGAACAATACGTTCTTACCTACCTTATTAGCTAGTGCAGAATATGAAGGTGTATTTCACATGAGGAGTAGAAGAACTTGATGGGATATTTAAGAAAATCAAAGCTATCAGATCTTAATTATGTATGTCAAAATATGAGATACATGGATAGATTAGAAGGTTTGTATCAAACAGGTAAAGACCCAGAAGATGCCTTACGCTTGTCTTATTTGTTTGGTAAAACAATATTAACGATAGCTGGTGACGAAGATCAACCTATGGGCTTATGTGGAGTTGCTAAAGATGGTTGTATATTTATGATTTGTACTGATGAATTGTTTTCTAATAAAAAATATAAAATACAACTAAT